ATCGCCGCCGATGCGGGCGAATTTGCGGCGCTGTTCGGCTCGCCGCTCGGTCAGAAAGTGCTCACCCAGCTTGCGGCGATGACCATTCTGTCGCCGACATGGGACCCGAACCAAGGGGCCGAGCACGGATACTATCGCGAAGGACAAAATTCGGTTGTCCAGCACATCATCGACCAGATGCACGCCGGCCAGCGTGCCCATGAGGGAGTCGCAGCATGACAGACACGACAGACACGGGCGAAACTATGCACGCGGACTTGCGCAAATACACCAAGGCCGAGCTTATCGAGATGGTCGAGGATTACCGGAGTCGACTTGACCCGAGCGACGAGCCGACCCTGAAGCGCGCCCCGCCGGAGCCGCCGCTTGCCGATACGCGCTTGCGCAACACCCGCCGGATCGCCGCCGCCGCCGACTCGATCGCCAAGGCGGTGCGCGAAGGCTGCGCCGATCTCGACCGCTTCCTGCAGGTCGAGGGTGATCCGCCCACGCCGCACCCGGCGACCGCCGGATTCCGCAGGGTTGCAGGCGAGTTTCACCAGCTCATCCAGCGCACGATGCACCCGCCGGTTAAGCCGGAGGGCAACAAATGAGGCCCCGTCACTGGATCGATCCGACCATTTTCCGCTCGCCCGGGGGCGAGGGTGGCGGCGACGCGGCGGGTGATGGTGGCGACGATTCCTCCATTCTCGATCATGCCGACAAGCCGGCCGGAGCCGACGCCGAGGCGGAGGCCGCGCGGCTTGCGGCCGAGGCGGCAGCGAAGGGCGAGGGCGACGACAAGGGCGACGACAAGGGCGGCGCTGCGCCCTACGATCCCGGCAAGCTCCCCGATGGGGTGCTCGGGAAGACCGACAAGGAAACCATCGATGCGCTGCTGGCGCGCCACAATGATCTGAGGCGCGAGATATCGAAGGGCAAGCACAAGGACGCGGCCGACATTCCAGATGCGGCGGACGGCTACAAGATCGAGGCCGCCGGCGACGACGACCTGATTGCCCTGGCGGTCAACGGCGACGACGCGGGCGACGTAATGGAGATTGTCCGCTCCGCCGCGTTGAAGGCGAAGATGGGGCAGGGCCAGTTCGATACCTTCGTTCGCGAGTTCATGCAGGAGGGCGGCAACGCCGGGATGCTGATTTCCGACGACGAGGCGACCAGAATCAGCGGCCAGAGCGAGATGGCGGAGCTGACCAAGCTGATGGGGTCGGAGAAGGCGGCAAAAGAGGTCGTGAGCGGGGTTGACCAGTATTTCGACCGGCTTAAGGGCCTCGGGCTGGTAACCGACGAGGACCGGAGCGAGTGGCGGGTGATGTTCGGCACCGCCAGATCGTCGCTGCTAATGCACCGGGTTCTCACCGATCTCGCCGGCTTCAAGCCGGTTCCGCTGGAGGGCGACCGGGGCGAGGGTCACTACACCTCCCAGGAAGTTGTCGCGCTCCACTCCAAGGCCCTTTCGATGCCGGACGGCGCGGAGAAAACTGCCGAGCTTAAACGAGTCGCGGGGCTGTTCAAGCGCACGTTCGGCGAACAGCCGGCGAGCGACTCCAGGCAGGCGGCGGCAATGGCGTCCTAACTCCAGCGCCATGCCGCCATCGGCAAGCCCCGCCGCGTCCCCTCTCGGCGGGGCTTGTTTTTGTGTGCGAGGTTCGGCATATTCCCGATTGCGGCGGGCCCGCGCTCCTCTTTGGCGGATTTGGGCGGGCCCGCCCACTGGACGCAGACCCTAGAGGCGGGCTATCCTCGGACCCTTCTCCTCCGGGCTATCGGTCAAAACCCCTGATAGCAACCTAGGAGAACCGGGCAATGTCCAAATCCCTCAGCGCAGCCGCCATCGCCGCGTTCGACTCGATGATCAAGCACGCCTACCAGGAAGGCTCCAAGCTCGCGGATTCGGTCCAGGTGCGAACCGGCGTTGTCGGCTCGACCTATCGCTTCCCCAAGCTCGGCGCTGGCCTGGCGACGCAGCGGATCACTCAGGCCGACGTGATTCCCATGAATCTCGTGCATACCAACCGGACCGCGACTCTGGTCGGCTGGAACGCGGCCGAATATACCGATATTTTCGACCAGGCCGCCGTCAACTTCGACGAACAATCCGCCCTGGCGGTCGCCATCGCCAAGGCGATCAAGCGCCGCCGCGATCAGATTATCATCGACGCCCTGGAGGCCGCCAGCTCGACGCTGACCGTCGACAACGACGTGGGCGGCACCGACACCGATCTCAACATGGACAAGATTCGCCGGGCCGACCGCCTGCTCGGATCGCAGGGCATCGATGAGGAGGAGGAGCGCACGTTTGCCGGCTCCTACAACGGCAAGGAGGCGCTGCTGGCCGACACCGAGGTTACTTCCGTTGACTTCCAGCCGGTCCGCGCCCTGGTCAACGGCGAGGTCAACCAGCTCGTGAACTTCAACTTCAAGTGGATTGCGAGCCGGACGGAGGGCGGGCTTACCATCGCGTCGCTCGACCGGACCAACTTCGCCTTCGCCAAGAGCTCGATGGGCATGGCGATCTCGATGGACGAGCGCACGGAGGTCAACTACGTTCCGCAGAAAACCTCCTGGCTGGCCAACGGCATGTTCCAGGCGGGTGCGGTCGATATCGACGCCCTCGGCATCGTCGAAATCACCACTCGCGAAGTGGCGTAATCCGGCGCGGCCCCGGCAACGGGGCCGGCCTCGGACAGACAACCGAAAGGAGACCGGCCAATGGCCCTCACGATCCAGACTATGGAAACCGCCCACGCCGCCAAGGGTGCCAAGCTGTGGACATATCACACCGCAACCGACACCAAGGCGACCGTCAAGGGTGCCAGCTACTTCGACGGAGCCGCCGGCCTGTTGGCGGTCGGCGACAGGATTATGATCCACGCCTCCGACGCCGACTTCGACGCGCATGTCGCGTCGATCTCGGCGGCCAATGTGGTCGTCATCGCGGCCGTCGACGCCTTCGCGTAATCCCGTTTCCAGACGGGCAGGCACTGGGGCCGGGTCGCAGGGCCCGGCCCCTTTCACAAGGGGCCGGATAGATGCCAGCGGACAATCTTGAAATTGCCAACCGGGCCCTTGTGCTCCTCGGAGAGGAGAAAATCGCCAGCCTCGCCGGGACCGACGACACATCGATCATTGCCAATGGGCTATATGAGCCGCTGATCGTCTCGCTGTTCGGCAAGTTCAAGTGGCGCTTCGCCCGCACTCGAGTCGCCCTGGTCGCCGGTTCGGCTCCAATCAATCAATGGAGCGGATCGTTTGATCTGCCTGTGCTCAACACCGATCGAGTCGGCGCGCCGCTGGCGTTCTACTCGACAGACTCCCTCAATGCCGCGCCGACGACCGATTACGAGCTGATCGGGGCTCGGGTCGAGACCAACCACACAGCGCTGTGGTGCCTCTACACCAAGCGCCAGGATGAGACGCTTTGGCCCGAGACCTTCGCGCGCTTCGCCGCGCACGCTTTCGCGGCCGAGATCGCCGAGCCGATCACCCAGCAAAAGACCCTGACCGATCGGTTCAAGCTCCTCGCCTTCGGCACCGAGTCCGACCATTTCCGGGGCGGCATGTTCCGCGAGGCGATGCAGGAGGACCGCGCCAGCGACCCGGACCAGTCACTACTCGACTACACCGACCCGATTCTCCTGTCGCGGTGGGGGTAACCCGTGGCGCGCCTGCATCCCATTCAAACCAATCTGACCAGCGGCGAGCTCGATCCGAAGCTGGCGGCGCGCGAGGATACTCCGATGTATTTCGCCGGGGCGCAGCACCTGGAAAACGTGGTGCCCCAGCCGCAGGGCGGCGGCGTCGGTCGAGGCGGATGGGCGGTGGTGGGTCTCGGCCGGGGTCCGCTGAGCGAGCTCGACATTACCGGCAAGGCGGTAACAGCCCCGCTCGGCTCGGACGCCGGCAACGGGATCGACGACGACGAGACAACTGAGGTTACTCTGGGAGCCTACGCCGCGCCGGATGAAGTGGTCTATACGCTCGATTACGGGTCGGTGCCGGCCGGGAACCAGGTCGCCTTCGACATGATCCTGGCCCGGCTCTCGGCGGCGGAAACTCAGGTTTTCGAGGTCCAGTATTCCACTGACGATGTGACCTACACGACTGCCGGCACGCTCACATTTGATTCTGCAACTGCCTATTCCGGGCGCGTCGCCAGCACCCCGGGCGAAAACTTCGGATCGCCGCGCTACTGGCGGATCAGGCGCAGCTCCGGCACTTCGGCCGGGGCGTTCCTGGCGCAGATCAGAATCTACACCGAGGGTGCGCTGGTCGACGCAAGCCTGCTGCCGTTTTCATTCTCGATTGACACCGAATACGCGATGGTTTTCACGGGGGGGAATGTCGATATCTACAAGGAATCGACGCAAGCCTATCTCGCTTCCGCCCGTATCCCGCACACTGCCGCGCAGATCGACGTGATCACCTGGGCGCAGAGCCTGGATACCATGATCCTGTTCCATGAGGATGTTGCGACCTACCGGCTGTTCCGGCTCGGATCAGATACGCGGTGGGACTTCCGCGATCTGCTGTTCGAGTCGGTGCAGCAATATCCTTGGGATGATTCGACGGTCTCCGGCGGGATCAACGAGATTGCGTCGAT